TTTCTGCTAGCATTTTTAAGTGGGACTTTAAATTTCCTTTTTTTGCTTGGTCTTTCAGATTTTTTATAGAATCAAGCTGTAATATGTCTGTTCTAAATTGTTCTTTTGTTTTTAAAGGATCAATACCTTCAATAGTGTTTGTAATTTTTCTTGTTGGTGAATTTGTAAAAATACCTCTTTCAAGTACACCAGTAACTGGATTCATAGTTAATTGTTCAAGACCTTCAATGTTATATAGGTCTGATTCTTTAGTAGGTGTAATTGTTATATTATTCCTGTCTAATTTTCCTTCCCTAACTACGTCACCAATAAGCTCCCTATTAGTATTTAAAGGTCTTCCTATACTAGCTTCTAATGCAGATTGTCGTGCATAAAGATGTCTACCAAATACATCTCTAGATAAAGGTGATGCTGGCGCCATGCCTCTATATGGTGTAGATTTCTGCCACCATGTCCTTTGGTTGAGGCTTGTTTTCATTTGATCATTTATATTTCCCCTATCGTTATGGATAATAAAATCATCAATGGGTTGTGAAGTAAAGTTATGTTTAAAGTATTGTCCATCATATAAACTAGGAGCATTTTCGTTTATATCATATAACTTATTCATTTTATTTTTATACTTAATAGTTGATCTAGAGTCTGTTACTTTAGGTATAAAATTTTTTGTGTTATCAATTAATCTAGCACCAAGATTTGATTGACTATTATAATACATTCTACCACCTATATTTAAAAAGTTTTGGTCTGGTGTTACAACAGCATCAGGAAGATCAGTAATCCCTTTACTTTGTACATTAGGTGCAATTAATTGTTCATCTAATATTCTATTGTTATATAAATTTTTTAATTGTTTTGGATTAACTTTAGCATTATCTAAAACTTTAGAAGCTACAAAAGACCTAATGGAATTAGGTATTTGTTGTATTTCTTTCACATTTTTACCTATATTCTTTATATTGTCTACATTACTTACTGCTGCCTTTTTTAATCCTTGTTTTAAACCTAGCTTTAATACATCATCAGCTACACCTGCTCCAACAATGTTTGATGGGTCTGCAAACATATCCATTGCAAAATTTGACATCACTTTTGGATTATACCAAGACATATCATCTGTAGTTTCAAATCCCATCGTTTCAGATGGTGCTCTCTGTTTACCGCTTCCAGGTAAACTATTAGCAAAATCATATTCATTACCACGTATAGCTTCTATACCTTCAACCATTGCTGATTGTGGCATTTGCATTGCTTCTCCTGCTCCTTGTAAAAGTTGCCCTGGTATAGCTAAAGCATCTTCTGCAAGACCTCTTTTAGTGTAAGCTTTTCTTCTTACAGCATTTCCTATTGGGCTAAAATCGTTGTGATAAAGATCTTTTTCTTGATCTGTTAGAGTGTCATAATAAATATCTTTATTATAATCTACACCACTATTTATAACTACTTCATCTAGTTGATTAGGTACATCAGCAAATCTACCTTCTCTATATGCAGCTTCATACTCAGGTGTACCATATTCTACTGTTCCGTCCTGAGCTTTCTTAGGTTCTAACCCAGACGTACGTGCATACATCATTCCTGTAGCTCCTGGAAGACTTCCTCCCATTTGATATTCTTTCAATACATTTGTTCCCTTCTTGTAGTTCTTAGCAAACCATTGAGCTATTTCATCATTAGGAAACTTAATACCTTGTGATCTTCCTTCTTCTCTAGATACTTCTTTTAATTCTCCATCAACACCTTCCATCACTCTAGGATAAACGTAACCATCACCAGATTCCATATAATGTGTTGAAGGTTTTGTTTGTCCTTCTAAATAAAACTCTGGGTTTTTTTCATAAAGTCTTTGTACCCAACGTTTATCCACATTAGCATTAAAGGTAGAATCAATATATTTTTGATTAAGTTCTCCACCATTTTGATATTTATCTAACCAACCACCCTCTTTATAATATTCTCTAGCTTGGTTTAAATATTGATCTGGAGTTTTGTTTCTTTGTTTTGCATCTGGTCCGTATATATTAGGAAGAGCTTCTTCTAGAGACTTTTTGTCTCTTATATGGTTGCCTAAATACTTTCTTGTTCCCTGTCTTCCTAAAAAGTTTGATAGAACAGCTATGTCTTCTTTTGAATAGTCAAATCCAGGAATCTGTGATGAATACTCATTGTATAGATCATTTGCATCCTTTGACAGTGGTGTAGTTTGTGTAGCAGGTAATCCTTCAAAGAATCTATTTTTAAAGAAGTCTTTTTGGGCAATTGTATCTTGTGCAAACTCTTTTCTTGTTCCTGGGTATTCACTTTTTATTTCACTAAAACGTTGTCCATATAAACCAGTAGCAGTGGACTCAGGATTCCACATTAACTTACCATCTAAACTTTCTACATTTCTAACAGCTCTTTGAACACTATCAAAGCTAACATCTCCACCATCTTGAAACTTGTCTAACCAACCACCGTTAAGTTTTTTCAATGGCGTAGCACCACCAGCAATAGCCCCAAAGAACTTCTTCTGTTTCTCTGTAAGAGCTTTACCTTGGATGAAACCATCCTCTAGTATTTTCTTTGCTTTAGCTGCGGTTAGTGCCATTGTTATTATTACTTATATGATATTTGTGCTGGTGTTACAACAAACTGACTTACTAAGTGTACAGTTGACTTATTGTCTAGTATGTGTCTCACCTTTAAATCTTTTGCTCTAAGAGGTGATTTTTTAAATCCTCTTGAACCATAGTCCATATTATTTTGATTCACCACCTTATCTATAGATAATGATTCACATGAGCTGTTAAAGAGTGGTGCTTCATCATTTTTCTGTAGAGCCCAGAATGTGTTATACTGATAAAAGTTATCACTTTTGGTGAATGTAATCACTTTACTGTCAGTATTTAATATGGGGTATTGCATGTATGCTGCCATATTGTTTTGAGGCTTAGCAACAAGTTCTAACACACCCGTAGACTGTTGTCCGTTATATAAAACAGCTTTGTTGAACCATTCATTATCCACTTCCACTCTAGTGTTAGAATCAAAAGCTCCTGCACCATTTGGAAGATATTTATATGCCTTAGTGTAGTCTTTTACATTCTGTAATATCTCATCTTGATATTTGTACGAGAAAGGATACTCTAATATATATGGCTGTATGTTTCCATAGAAGTAGTTGTACACTTGCTTGTTTGTTAAGTGTGACCACAAACATCCTGTTGTACCTTCAACATATTTAGCATTCACCCAATCCTTATTTGGAATACTTGATAGAGCAACAGTTTTCTCAAAGTTACAATTTCCTTTTGAAATAATCTTTATAATTAGCTCATTTTCATCTAATACGAACGTAGTTCCTAGAATTAAACTCTCTTTTGATACATCAGACTTTATAACATTGCCTGACGAATCTAGTATATCAAAAGGCCCAGCACCTGAGCCAGATGATGTTAGTTTTATTGATATAGTCTTTTTATTTGCCATTCTTACTATGTTATGGTGTACATGGTCCAATTAACGTTGCTCCTGGAATTGCTGAACATGAGCAAACATTTTCTGTTTGTCCAGAAGGAACAACAAGTGTTTGTTGAATTCCGTAGCAGTCATTATAATAGATTGCTGTTGGTCCACTCACTTGATACTCGTTACAAGTTCCACACAAGGTTGTTGTTGTCGTAGTGGTTAATCCAGAAGTTGTTGTAGTGGTGGTAGTAGGGCTAGTTAAACTCTTACCAATACAAGATACTATCTGAGATCCACTTGTAATGTTTTCTCCCAAGTTAACTGATGGGATTAGTGTATGTGTTGCATCAGGAGATACGTAGTATATATCTGAAGCTGCAGTGACTACCCAGATTACACAGTCACATTCAAACAATACAACACCATATACACTTCCTATGTTTACATCTTCTTCTAGTGTACCTGTTGCATAGTCATATTGAGACATGTAGAAATCGAATAATACACTGTCTCGATTAATAATAATAAGCTTTCCATCAGTTGTGTATAGCGGATTACTTGTTGCCACCCTGTTTGCTTGTAGTGTAAATTGTGTTGTGCTACTAGCTGTAAGGGTGGTGATGTCCAACTCAACTATTTCTTCTGGAGATGCTGAATCATCTACAGCAATAAGTGTAGTGTTGTTTAAGGCAGCAATTCCAGATGATGTAGTAAATCCTCCAGGAAGAGCTATTGATCTATTAAATGTTGCTGTAAATGGATTTAATGTAATATCCCATTCATCGATAGCAGTGTCTAGTGACCATAGTTTGCTAGATGTGATGGCAATTCCTACACCTGTAGTGTATCCAGGAATTGGTAGCGTAACTTCACTCTCACCAATGTTTAATGACTTTATTGTGTCATTCTTTACATCTATTATCATAGAGCAACATTCATTTATATATGGAGCCACTGTAGTGGTGCTTGTTGTTGTTACAACACACTCACAATCATACAATTGTTGAATAACGCCACTAACCACTTGGAACACTTGATTATCTGCTGCTGTGCTTGTAGTGTAGTACCATCCATCTGGAACAAATGTACAATCTGTACCTGTTCCATAATATAATAATTCCCCTGGCGTTAATGTAGTTCCTTGCGCTTGGAATGTGATTGCAAGAACACTAGCTGTTGGGTCTTCTGGGTTTATAACAAGTGGTACAAAGTTACTTGCAGCACAAGCATCTTCTGCACTTCCTGTAGTGATTACAGCAGGATCTCCAACAATCTGATATCCTTCAAACAATCCAAATGTGTTAACCACACTTCTTTGACATATTGTAGTGGTAGTTGGTGTAGGTACAGTGATGATAGCAGTTCCTTCCAGCTCACAACTTGTTTCGTCAAATGTGCCTCCTGATAACTCACAATCTAATGTAGTGGTGGTAGTGTCAGTTGTTTTTGATGGGATGGTTGTTGTTGATGATGTAGTTTCAGGAACTACAGGTTGTAGCTCTCCTACTAACACTTCAAAATCAAGACCATCTTCACAACAACTGTTTACACCAGAATAGAAGAATGTATTTTCCCCTATGTAAAAGTTTGGTAAATAAGTATGGAACGATATCCAACTGTTTGTGTTAAAGTCAAAAGACATAGTCCACGACTTGTTACAGAAATAGTTTTGATCTTGTAGGTACACTCTTCTTTCAATATCTCCTGTATCTATAATGTAGAAGTATTGTTCTTCTTCGTTGTATTTTACATCCTCACTAAGTGGGATGTAGTCAAGTTTTGTAAGAACAAGTCTTTCAAACTTACTATCATACACACCATGAAGTCCCACACTATTGAAGTGGTTGTCAATATCTACTGTATTGAAGTATCTCAATATTTCAAACGGTAGGTGATTTCTCATAAACTTATTAACTCCTGAAGCAAATCCTGTTAAATCAACAGCTTTTGTACCTGCAATCAAGAACACTTGTCCTCTTTTAGCATCAACTGTAACCTGACCTTGAGGAATCTTTAATAAGAACTTATGTTGAGTTCCTACATATCCTAAATCTGTTTCAGCAAAGTCAATTGGAGGTGCTGCATCAAACAGTCTAGGATTACCAACATAAGCAGCTTGAGGATTGCTTGTATCAATAGTTAATAGGTTGTTATACAATAATGACTTATTCTCAAATCTAGCAAGAATTGCTTTGTTCTGAATACCATCTAATGACACTAGGTTTCCATAGTTTTGAGGGAAGTCGTGATAAGATAGTGCTCTGTAGATTAGCCAGTTGTTTATTCTATTGTCAGCATTTGTTGTTGCTGCATCAGAATATATAGCTCTAAATGGATAGTATGTAAAGCACAAGTCTTCTTCCCAATCAGGAGGAAGATGTGAGAATACGTTCTCTTTGTTTTGCTTAGAGAATGTTACATTGTAATAATATGTATTGTCTTGAGCAATAGGAACATTACTTTCTTGTACCCAATCATCAGGAATACTAGAGCTTACATGAGGCCAGAAGTCTCCTTCTTTATTATTAAATGCTTGACGTAGATCAACATTATATGTACTCTCACAATAGAAACTAGGAACACCGTATGCAAACAAATAGAAATACCCATCATAGAATGTTCTAGCTGAGCCTCCAGTTTCTGGTGGTATAGATGATGGATCACTAGGACAGTCAAAGTTGTGTGCCTTATATGAAATGAGGTTTTTCATAATTACATCATTTGGTGCACCAAAGTAGTCTTGAAGTATAGAACGTGATGAGTGCCAGTATTTTGGGAATCCAACATTACCAATCTCATCATAGAATATATCACTATCATCGGGAGCTCCCACTCTGTTGTCTATAAAGAATGGAAGTTTTGTTTTGTATGCAAACTTAGAAATGAATATATCTCCTCCAAATACAATAGATGTACCGGATTCACCACGTATTGCTTGGTATCCTGTATCGATTGTTTTATATGAATAGATTTGACCCCACTGATTAAGAACAATGTTTTTCATTGACGCATAGTAGGAAACCACTGACAAATCTTTCTCTTCTTCAGGAGATCCGCAAGAACCAACATCACTTATAGTAAACCTAGAATCATCAGTGATGTAAGGGTCACCTGATGTGTTTGTTAGACTTGGTGTACTACTAGGAAAAAGAAAAGGATCAATTGTTGTTCCGTTCTCACGTTCTTCTTTTGTTTTGATAAATACAGAACTCTCTCTGTTCCAGTTGTTTACAGGTCGCTCATCACCAGACAAAGATTGTACACCAGGAATAAGGTATCTAGAGAAGTCAATCTCTCTTTGCTTGATTCCTCCAGAGGTATTGTTGTCTATAGGTAGAGAGTAGTCATAGCTAGCTCTAGAGTTGAAAGACATTGCATAATTCTTTCTAGTGATGCCATTTATGTATATTGTTAGATAGGACTGATACACTGTAAACATTACACCAGCATTAAAGTCTGTGATGTTTGCTATATCTCTTGCGCTATTAAGTGCATCTATCTGTGCTTCTTTTGATAAAAGCTTATACTTAGCATTGTCTTTCACTTCTACAAAGTGACCCTTACCAGCACCAAACATAACACTCTCCATCTTAAGAACACTTCCTAAGAAAGGTTGTCCAAATGATGTTTCTGGTGAGTTGAATATCTGTCTGTATGTAATATCTGTATTTGCTTGTTCAGATAGTGGTTTTAGTGGGATGCTTACATTACAACCAAGTTTAGATCTTCTACTTTTTTTTGTTGAAGTGATTTGTCCAATAGGCATTTGGACAGGTTCTTGTAAAACTTTAATTACATCAGAGCAACAAACACATGGTGTAGATGCTAACTCTGTTGCTGTTGGTATAACTCCAGGATTTACTCTTGCATAATCAAGAATACCGTAGAAAAAACATAAACAACTATATCCCTCCACCCAGCTACTTTTTGCTTGTGTAGAGCTATTATCATCTGTAAATGGATCATCCCATCTTGCTCTATATCCTGCACAAGCTTTTGTAGAGAACTTCCAAACATTGTAATTACCTGGACCAATTAACATCTTATTCCCCAATATTGATGTTGGTCTTTGTAATGAGCATATCTCTACTGTTTCTCCAGGTTGAATAGGAGCTGTAGAAATCTTACCATTTATAGCACTTTTGTATTCGTATGTACCGGGCTCAGTGTTATCCTCAGCAGGAAGTGTAATCAACCAAGGTTCTGATTCATCATTCCATGCATTATTTGAGTCTAGAATAAATGGATCATCACCAAGATCGTTATATGGATAGTTTGGATAGTAGTACTCCTCTTCGTCTCTAGTATACTTATTAACGTTTCTAAGCATACCTTTTGCAACAATAGACCTGTTGGTACCTCTGTCTCCTCTAACAATCTTAAATCCAACAATATCGTCTTTCTGTTCTTCTGTTAGATTAGATGTTCCTATAACAGCATTCACCTGATTGTTATCTATTCTTACTCCAATAGGAAATACAGCACTGTCTTTTAGTTGTGGAACAATAGATCCACCACTATATGGAATATCTGTACTATCCATAATTGGACTAACTAGAACATCAGGAAACTTGTGGTGTCTGATTGGTTGTCCAGCAAGCTCACTCCAAACATCTTTATTACATGGATATTCTTCTGTTGATTCCCAATAGGCAAATTCTCCATATTGGTATGGACCTTTGTAATTATCAGCTGATATATATTCAGGTGAATTAGATGTTACACTTGCTGTGTTATACACCTTCCAATAAGATTTATATCCTACATCACCTACGTGATAATCAGGTTCTCCAATAAAATCACTATTTGTATCTGGTACATCCGGGTATGATTCATTGTTATTTATAGCTCTACCTGGAATATGGAAACCATCTGTTTGCTTACCGTTTCTTAATAGAAACACAATTTCAAATGCGTACACCTCATCACGCATGTATCCACGCAAGTTTGCAGCATTTAACTCATCTGCATAGTTTTCATCTGGTGGAATTCTATAACTCTCCCAACCGAGTATTATTTGACTTGCAATAGACTGATAGTTGATTCTATCAATAGACGTAAGATTGTCCCAAACAATAACATCTTGTACAGCAGTTACATCTTGAGCTATATCATAATATGGAAACTTCTCAAAGATGTCAGAGATAGATAGTCTAATTGCTGTTTCGTCTGCTCCTGAATATGTTACTTGTTCTGTTGCCTGCTCTATGTTGTATGTGCCAACAAGTTCTACTGATGATGCATTGTTTATTGTTTTTATTACAGCTACATTGAAATACTGAAACTGTCCTGTTAGGTCTAAGTTTGTTACATTAAAAACAATTGACTTCCCTACGTTATAATTAAAATTAACTGATGTAATAAACTCGTCAGCAATAGGTAGTGGATTTGTAACAGAGTAGTATGATGTAAGCTCATTACCTCCAGCATCTGCATATTGTACAGCAAACTGATATGTCCCTGCAGTGAGGTTACCTGATGAGGTTACATCTAATATTGTTATCTCAGGAATACTAAAGTTTGGCTGTAACTTAAGTTGATTACAGTCCACCTCATCACCATATACAGGATCACAGCTAGGTGTTCCTGCTATTAGTTTATAGGGAATGTTTTCAATGTCTAAATATCTACGAGAGTTAAATCCATCTGTCCAATAGATTTCTGTTGTACAGTTTGTAATTCTATGTACAACTTTAGGAATAGGGTGATCTGTACTAAAGTTAAGACAGTCTGCATTAATAAGAGTGTGATACTGACAATCATTATTGTCCATGTATCCAATCTCACTACCTCCAGTATTTGGGTTGACTAAAAAGAATATGTCCTTACGTTTCTCAGGAATAAAATGAGAACCAATAAGTTTGTATCCTGTAGGAAAGACTAGACATAGCTCGTTACCTAACTCATTTTGATAGGTTACAGCACTACCATCAAAGTTTTCTACAGCAGCATTTAAAGCATAGGTAACTCTCCCAGGACCAACTTGATTGATTGAACTATCTAAGTTGAGTCCTGTCCTTGCATAACCCACCTCCAGCCTTATGTCACTTGCTTTAGCAGAAGTATTTTTATTATCTTTCTGTTTAGCCATAGCTCTTAATTGTTACGTCTTCTACCGTATCTATATGTACGATTTGGAAGCTCATACATGTTGAACCTATTTAAATCTTTCTTCACTCTACGTTGCTTCTCCCAAGGAGTTTGCTTCTTGATTTCAATGTTAGCCATAATAAATGCTTCATCATGAAGCTGTTTGTAGTAGGCCAACTTTTGTTGAAGTTGATTAAATGTTTCGTCATTTGTTTGGTTAGTAAGCACTTCAAACACTTTGTATTTGATAAATGCTTCAACATACTCTGCTATTCTAAAATTGTCAGGAACTAACTGATTTCCTATATCATCATACTCTGTAGCATAAAACATTAAATGAACTACACCATTTCTAAAGTTAGTTACAAACTTATTGTCTCTAATGTCAAAAGAATCGTATGAAGCTGATCCTGGTGTAAATTCATGAACTGGAGGAAGATAATTGTTCCAATCTTGTCTATATTTAAAATCACACTGACTTCTAGCAGAAATATTTCCTGGCTTAAGTAAGTAGTTATGTCTGTATGATCTAGCAATTTCATTATTTGTTTTGTATACTGCTTGAACTAGTTCAGGCATACAAGTACCATCACAACTTGGATGTTGGCAACCAGGATTGTTGCAAGGAGTTCCTCCTATAGTTAGAGGACTAACTTGAATAGTTGTTGCGTTAGCTGCTTGAGAATAAAATGATGATGCAGATGGGTAAGGGTTGCCAGGGATCTCTGCACACATCCAAGCCTCTCTAACTGCATAAAAGTTATCAGGAAGTCTTGCTTCAAAATCTTCTACAAAGAGTACTTGCTCACTAATAACATAGGTAGTTCTCCCTAACTTTCTAAGACACTTGTCTAAGTAAGTGGGAAACAATAAATCATCTACTGCTCCTGTATCAAAGTAACTTTTCAGCTCTTCTTTTACAGTTGCATAAATTGGTTCTGGTGAAACAAAATTATATTTATAGTAATATGACATATCTTATTTGATCCATTCGTTATACATGTGTTGGTACTTTTCTTCGGTTTTTATATAATGTGATAGCAGTCTAGAGGTAGCTCTTGAAGGTTTGAAGAACCAGACATCAGAGTTTCTGAATCTAGCTGTTTCTTTAAACCATACCCAACCAAAAAAATAACCGTCTGAATGGTAATTAAAGTTGTAAATAATCTTACCTCTCTCTTTGGTTCTTTTCCAATCAACGGGAAGGTTTACAAACTCTTTTCCATCTACTCCCTTTATCTTTCTTCTTTTCTTTTTATTTATAGAGAACTCTCCGAATCCACAAGGTAACTTTACTTTCTCACCAGTTTCTAGTATGTGATGTTTGATACCATCATTAAACTCATAAAGAATACCTTTCCATTCCTCAAAGCTTAACTTAATTAATGGATGTTTTTTACAGAAATTATTGTAGTTGTCTTTGCTTGCGCTTCTCCAATCTACTGAAACTCTAGGCATTTGTTATTTAGTTTGTTGGTTGAGCATTGATTGCTTGTCCATCTATACCTTCGTTACTCATGTCAGTTTTAATCTGGAAGTATGTAGATAAAAGTTTTTGAGATGTAAGCGCCAATACTTGTTGTTCTAAATATCCTGGTAGAGAAAACTCTTTATCTAGTGGATTTTTGCAGTAGTCATCTAAAGTGTATGCTGTACCACAATCACAGTCTGGATACATTATATTGCTAGGAACATCTTCTTCAAATAGTGCAGCCACTCTTATTGATTTTAATAAAGCGTTGCTTACATATAAATATCCATTAGATATCCAGAAATAACTTTCTTTTTTAACTACTGGAAGCTTAAGTAAATTTAAGTATCTATTTACTGTTATTTCTTTTAGTTTAGTTCCTTTACCTCCCATTGCATTAATTGAATACACTCCTTGAATTACATATTGGTAGTTACCTTCAGATATTCTAGGAAGCTTATATTTTGTTCTTGCTACAGTGCAGGGATCAGCATATTCACAACACTCAGAAATAGGAACTTCTACCATCTCTAGACAAGGAATGGTAGTAAACAGAGTGTCGCTAGCCCAAAGTTTTCGTAAATTGGTTTCTCTTTTAATCAACATTATCGCATTATTTCTAACCTCAGAAGCAATAGCTCTGTCGGTAATAAGTGCATCAGTTGATATGATCTTATGAGTTGATCGAACATCTGAAACCAATTTTCTTAATGTTGCCATAATTATATTCTTTCTTCAAATTCAGCCACCTTGCCCATTTTGGAATCATACACTAAAGCTAAGGCAGCTCGTACGCTATGTACAAAGTTATTATCTTTATGCCATCTGTCTGTTCCAGACAAGCTAGGCATTTGTTGTATTCTAACTCCTTTCATCTCTTTAGCCATATAGTGATGTTTATCACCTGTATGCACTTCTCTATATTTAGCTTTACCAAACATCTCTGAGTATTTTGGATGTGTAGCAAATAGAAGTGGTAGCTGATCTATCTTACAATTGCCATGATGGTAACCAATAAAAGTTTCACCAACCATTGTGCCTTTTACAACACTATGTTCTCTAATAAACTTTATGCTTTCTTCTTGTTTAAAGAATATGTCTAGTGCATGGGCTAGATAGAATGATTTAGTTCTATCGTGGTTCCCCTGAACTAATATAACCTCCACTTCTCTAGAGTTAGCTTTTAGCATCTTTATAGTGTCTGCAAGAATGGCAAAGCCAAGCTCGTATTCAGAGGCATAATCTAAAATAGTATCTTGAGGTGTTCCGCTAGTAGTTGAGTTCTGATAGTTGTCTGTATGAAAGAAATCATTTGATATTGGAAATACCACTTTATTTATATCATACACACTTTTAACCTTAGAGATTAAGTTCTCTGCTACAGTGAAGAATCTTCTTGCTCTAACAGAGGGATCATTATCATCATCAACATATTGTTTTGCTAAGTGATAGTCAGAAAGAGACAACTCAATATCTGTAACAGACTTATTACTGTTTCTTTCTGGTAAAGGAATCGGAATGTAGTTTGATTTATAGTTTTCTAAAAACTTACTAAAGTCTTCTGGTGTGTAGTCTTTAGGACTCTTTCTTCGTGAGAACACTGAAGATGTAAACTTCCCACTAGGAAGCACCTTAGACCAGTAGTTTGTTATAACATATTTCTCTAAGTCTATCTTATGTAGCTTAGCAAGCTCTATGTCATTCTTTGGTTCAAAGTCTAGAGTTATTGTACTTTCAATAGTTCCCTTATCATTGCTAACTTTTTTAACACATTCAAAGTTACCATCGTACATTTTTGCAAAATTTGTATCCTCATCATCGTCCTTCTTCTTAATTTCTGCTATTAGTTCATTCACCTCATCTTCAGTTATTTGAAGCTTTTCAGCATAAAACTTTTTACTTTTTTTCCAGCTGAGTAATGACTGTAGTTCATTTAGTAATTGTGGATTATAAGACATCTAGTAGTTATTTAGTTGCAAAATATGGTAAAGATAGGGAAAATATTTTGGAAATTACAAATAAATTCACTAAGGGAGGTTATTCTTTATAATTAATTTCATTATAAATAAAAACTCCCAGGGCTATATTATAACCCTAGGAGAAAATCTTGTAAAACCAACAAAACAAGATTTTTATTCTTTAGCAACTTACTGCACCCTTGATAATACCAGTGCCATCCTCTCTTACACTTATAGCAATACCAACTCCACCAGTATCTACGTGAAAGAATCGGTCTCCACCAGGGGTGGGTACATAAGGTATAGTTTTAGCAGCATCTGTATACACTACATCTCCTAGTTGCCATATGTCATTCTCAACATAAACTACTGATATGTATGTAGTATCTGAACAAGCTACCGCTGGATTATCAAGATACTCCGCAGTGATTGGCCAAGCAATAGCTCCAGCAGTAGTAGTTGTTGTGGTTGTAGGAGGTAAGGTTGATGTTGTTGTGGTTGTTGGTGGGGCTGTTGGATCATTGACATCTCCTTGGAATATAAAGTCAGTGTTAGCAATTATAAATAATGCTGAATCCATTGATGTCTCTAAGCTGTTTGGGCAACTAAAACAGTTATCTTGTGGTTGATATAGAACTAAGTCTTTTAATATCTTGTTTCCAAAGTTCCATATACCAAGATTGCTATTAACCATTGTTGCAGTCATGAGTGCTCCTGGCACTACATTTATTACACCAGACTCAACAAGGTTTCCATCAGAAATAGTTGCATTAACTTGCTCAATTCCATTTATAAATATTTTAAGATTTACAAATCCGATGTTATCAGGTTCTCCTGTAATTAGTTCCCAGTTAATAGCAACAGTTTCAACAGCAGTAGTTGTTGTTGTAGTGGTGATGCTACATGGAAGAACTGCATCTACATAGTTTTTACAATCTCCTGTAGACAACACTCTTACATAAGTTGTCCCATCTGGAGCAGATGTAGTGTATCCAGAAATAAGACTTGAAGCAGGAACACTTGTCTCAAAAGGAACTAAGAATGAGTCTGCATTTGAATACAGATTAAATGGTCCAGCTGTGGTTTCTGTTATTGTTATTTCTATGCTTATCATATTACACTACTATTGTTGTTGTGGTTGTGGTTGTTTTGGTAGTAATTGCTATGTCGATATAACTGTTACATGGGCCATCTGATAACACCCTAACAATTGTTGTTCCGTTAGGTATTTGATCTGTTGCATAGCCAGCCGCTAATTCAGCAGCACTTACACCTACAGCAAATGCTGATGTAAAACCATTGACATCTGAGAATAAATAAAAGTTATCAGCGTCTGTTCCAATTGTTGTTACCTCTATTACTCCCGTCATGCTATTATAATATTATGGTTGTTGTAGTGGTGGTTGTTGGTTCTGTACACTCAATATCTATATAGTTAACACAGTCTCCTTTAGCCTGTACCCTTACAATAGTTGTAAAGTCAGGAACCAATGCTGAGCTATATCCTGCTAATAGAGACGCTACAGGTACATCTGTTTCAAATGGTGTGGTGAATCCATCAATATCTGAATACAAATCAAACAATGTAGCATCAGCTCCAGCTGTAGTTAGTGTTATTTCTACTGTCATGATTTACGAGTGAGGAACGACTTAAAGTATTTAATCCAGCTACCATCATAACGTGTATCTATAACATTAATCTTTAGCATGGATCCATAGTATATTAATGTAGTTAATGCTACTAATGTTCCTAGTATTTCATTTCCCAATAATAACATAAGAGATACGAGTGTTATTTCTATTTTATAATACATCTTTTTAAGTAGCTATTTATTATTTTGTTTCTTTTCTTCCTAGTCCTTTTTCTAAGCTTGCAATGCCAAAAGATCCTAATGTTACTATTACAAATGAGTTATATATAAACTCTTGGATGATGAGATCTTTACCAAAATATCCAGTGACTAGGTCTACAATAGCAAACGTAACCATTACTGTAAATGATATAAATCCTATAACGTTTTTCTCGTTAACATCATTTTCGTCTTTAAATATATCTAAAAATGCCATGTTATACTGGGATTGTTGTTGTTATATCTGTGCAAATATTCCCACTAGAAACACCTCTAACATATGTAGTTCTACAGCCACAGGGCCAGTTTAGCACTACATTGTCACAATCAGGGTTTACGGGTAAAAATGCGTTTTCCATATTAAGGTTTATAAACTATGTAATAAATACCTCGACCTGGTTGGTAGTTCTGGTGTCCTAATCCACCACCAGTGTTACCAATTGTTACAGTGTGAGTGTGTTCTCCAGCTGGATCAGTCTCAGTGTAGTCATTACTTGAAATGTTGTCTTGATTAGTGAGAGCATCACCTCCTCCTGTACCACGTCCAATTAGATTATTTGAAAAATCATGCGTGTGGTCTGGCTCTGTTGAAACAGTTGATGTGTGCGTATGAGAAGGAATCTGACCTTGAGTAAGAACAACACTATTTGTTCCATGTGTAGATCCGAGTGCATATGTAGGATTTCCAAGTATTGCTGGATTCACTGCAGCATCAAGTGGTCCTCCACCCATTCCTGAATTTGCTCCAACAAGCACTCTACCTCTTAAGTCTGGAGTTCCATTTTGACCATTACACAAGAATATTCTGTCCCAATTTCCTAAACCAGCTCCAGTAATATCAAAGTTTGTTAAAGATCCTGTATATGCAACAACAGCATTAGGAACCATACGGTTGCTTATAAGGTTTTCAGTTGGTTGTGTATCTAGATAGTTTTGGATGTACGTATTAATATCTGATATCTTTACGTACGTAGCATCTACATATGTTACAAAGTCAGTTAACTGCTGAGCAAGTGTACACACTTTGTATATTACACTTTGAAGAACTTCGTGAGTATCTGTGTTTGATGTAGGAGTTAAACAGTCTACATCATATAATCTGTTTGGGTTTTGATTTTCAAGTCCAAGTATTCTATTTTCTAAATCACATAAAGTTTCTATAACTCCAGTTAAATAGTCATTTAATGTTAGTGGACCAGTTAGTGGTAGATTTGCCTGAACTAGATCACAAATAACATTAGATGGAATTTCTGGAAAGATCCCTGTTCCATTTAATGTACTAGTTAAAAACTCCATGATCTTTTGCTCTACATGAAGTAGAGTGTCACCACTCTGTATTCCTAATTCAGGAATATCTACTCCTGTATATTTTACGCACTTGTCTGAAGTAATTTCAGCACATCCGTTGTAACAATTTGTGCAAGTGTTTGACATTATATATATGTTTTAGTAGAGATTATTTTTTATTTTATACTGGTATCGTACTAGTAGTGGTAGTTGTTGTTGGTATACAAACAATGTCCACTTCAAATGTACAATTGTAAGGATTCTCTGTAGTACTTGTTGTAGTAGTAGTTTCACAGACAGGTGGTATCTCAGGACATCTCCTTACACATCCTGCAGTTAATCTAATCACCTTACTAGCAATATCTTCAACTGTATACTTACTTGCATACTCTATGTTGTAGTATTTAGATGTTAGGATGCGCTTGTATGTGAGAATTTGTATAATCTTGTTAGCATACACCGGTCTATTCAACATAAATACAACATTGTTGTATAGGTCATTACCTAGCTCTGCTAACTTACAGTCTATTCTTTTGAGTAAATCTTGAATATCCCCACCCTCTTTACAACATGTTGTTTTAGGTCCTAGCATTTTACTTCTTGTTTTTGTTTAATTTACCGTGACAATAGGCACATAGACCAGCTTTTAGCTGACATCCACATCCCACCTTTGCACCACAATTTGCACACTGGGCCATGTTACTTAAAGTTTATAACATAGTTGTTTCCTGAACAACCACATCCACATTTCATAAATCTATCAAGCATTTTATTTGCTTGGTCGTATAATTTTAGAGCTTCTTTTTCTGCACAATTATTTGCTGCAGCAATAGCTCCTTGTATGAAAAAGTTTATTGTGTTGAGGTTAACACTATTTTGTGTAGTGAGAGCACCATCACACTCCATTAAATCTAGATGTAAGAATGCATTGTCGAACTTCTCCTGTAGTTTATCTACACGCAATACACTTTTAGTCACCTCAGCAATTACTGGTGAGCTGATTCGGTATTTAATACGATATATACCGTCTGGTAAAGGTTCTCTACAGTCTGGCTCAGTTATTTCTAAATTATTAGATCCATAGATGTTTGTCTCTTCTGGTGTAAATGCAACATCAACTTCATCAAATCCAGGAGGAGTTATATAAAGCGTTCCTAATGTAGGAACACCACCTACGTAAATAGACGCATCTGTAACTGCAAGAAGGTTTACGTTATATGTTGGTGGTACAATAAAGTCCAATATCGTTACTGCCATAATGCTGTTTAAAAAAAATACCAGAGGATATGAGTTTTTATCCTCTCACCTCTGGTATAGGTTATATTAATTATTTTACTTACTTACTGCCATTAAGGAAGTTGAGAAGTAGTTGATGATGTAGTTGATGTTGTTGGACAACTACCACCATATTCTACACCGTCCTCATCTTGAATTAATCCTTCTAGTATATCGTTAGAAAGAGTAGTTCCTGTTGGAACAGCAATAATTACTGTTTGATCTTGCATTACATAGTCTCCCCACTGGTAAGCTGACCTGTCATACTCGTTGAACTTGATGTAGTAGGTATCATAGATAACACCATCTGTAACATAAGATTCAAAGTTTTGGTTGAATCCGTTCATACGGAACAAGTGCTTTAAGTAACCTGCTTGATAGCTATAGAAATTCTTTTCTAGTTGCTTAATTTCGTCAGAAGTTCCTCGTGGATAAGAAGACTCTTGAACTACTAAAGCATTTGCTACAATGTTACAATTGTCAGCTACAATAAAGTCTGCAGTGGTTGCAGGTCCTGAATATACAAAAGTACTGAAACGCATTTTGTCATACTCAAATGGAAATGCTGCTACATCACAAGGTTGTCCATATTTAGTTAATGGTTTACCTGTAATTACTAGTTTTGCATTTTCATTATTACCTACTCTACTGAATGTGTAGAAACTGTTAAAGCTAATGTTGTCTGGATTGTTTCCAGGAGCACTTTGCTCTAGTTTAGCAATCATAGAATCAATCAATGCTGGTACATCAACAGTTTCACATGGATCAGCTCCACAATCGCAACAAGGTGCGTTTACAGTAACTGAACGAGTGAATCCATTGAAATAAAGAGTGTCAATGTAAGAAGAGTGAGCACGTAATGTTAAAGTTACAATCTCACCACAAGTTACATTCCAACCATCTACTTCTGTCACTTGGTTAAGTGCTGTTGCACAACCTCTAATAGAGTAAAGCTCTGTGATATTGTCTGTGTAACTAGGAGCGTTACTGTTTTTAACAGCTATCTTACCAGATCTTTTAGATCCTTGAAGATAAGTGTTTTGTCTACCTTGTGCAACATAGAAATACGCTCCTCCGTCAAGATCACCATCGTTTGGATCAAGTGTTGTGTAATCAGGACCAAAAAATCCTACTTCTCCAGGAGTTAAGTCCTGAGTTGAACCAGAGCTAGGCCATGTTGTCTGACCTACTGGAACCACAAATAATGTGGTTAATGAAAAATCCGCCATTTTAATTTATTTTAAGGGGTTATTATTCGTTTGTTTGTATTCTGAACTGAGCACTTTGTACTGCAGCTGCATTTTCTGTGTACATTGCAAGATTTTGAACTGTTAAATCTAGAAGCTCATCTTCTAAATATGTTTCTAGTTCGCAATCTTGATTAATGGAGGGTGAACCATCTAACATAATATATCCTGTTTTATTAATATATACAGGGTATCTCATGTACATTAAATTTAGGGAAGTAGGAGTGAATGTTCCATCAGTGTAAACACTCATCTTATCAGAACTTAAAGTGATTATAGTTTCTTGATATTCGAAACTTGGCTTATAGTGCTCATTATTAAGTAATAAAGCTAAGTCTCCATGCTTTGCAAGATCTTTGTTAATCCAAACTTTTCGATCTTTACACTTTCCTTTATCTGCTGTAACATAGCTGTCTACATAAAACATGTATTTTGGTGACAACACTGTTATATTAGCATCCCATTGATTTAGTTCTGAATTAGATAGTGTAAGAGGTAGAGGTTGGTGATTGTAACCTATAACTAGATTTTGTAAATCTTCATACCTTTTTTTAAAGGAATCCATTCCCAACTTACTTGGTACACTAAAGCCATCAACCTTTTGTTTTATCAACTTAATCTGAGCCTCATTCAAGGCTAGGATTTTGTCTTCCAGTTGAATTTGTTGATGCTCGTTAGTTGATAGCTTATTTAGTCGTTGATCTATTTTATACAATAAACTATCTACTGATATCATGTTTAATTATATTTAGAAAACTAACTCATTATATCGCAGCTAGTTTTTTAGTTTTTAACTTTCCTTCTAAGGTTAGTAACTCATCTTGGTTATCTTCGTTAGCTAGAAACTTAACCAATTCTTCTTCATCTGTCGCTATCTCAAGTTCACCTTCGTAAACTCTTCCGCTAGGTTTAATCCTGTAGATGGAGTGAGTAACTGCTTGTTTAACTAAATCTTTAATATGGAGTAAACTTTCTTTCATGTCAGCAAATCGATTGAATACTTCAACTGGATTTAATCCTTTGAAATTACCAGATCTAACTTCTGATTCTTTTAACATGCTATCTACTTGATTATAAACAACTTCCTCTTTTGTTTCATTACTAATCGGAAGTCCTAGAAGTCTTGCAACTTTACGTTTCTTTTCAGGACTCATAGAATCAAACTTAATGATTGCTTGATTAATCAATTGTTTTTTCTTGTACACAATTGCGCTTTCGATATCATCGTTAACAACATAAAATTGTGTATCTGCAGGAAATTCTCCTCGCTCCCAAGCTTGATAGCTTGATGCAATAGTTGGATGTACTCTTAACCATGCAAAAGATAATTCTTGAAATGGTTGTGATAAATCATAGAAGTTATCGCCATCTAAAAGCTTTACAGGCTTTACATGTAATGAATCATCTGTTCCAGTAGATAGTCCATAGTTCCAGAACTTAGCTCGTGGTCCTAAATCAACATCTCCTAAAGCAGATTGAAGCTTATCACGAAGATTAGTTACACGTTCAATTTCCAACTCTTTTTCTGTTGGATCTTGAATTCGTTGGATATATCCAGCAGTAGGGTCTAATCCTGTTCTGTATTTACCATCTAATTCTTTATAGGGATACTTAAACACTCCTGTACCAGGAATTCTACTCATTCCTCGTTGCGCAAGGTTACTGTCCATTGTCTGCAATTGAGAGCTATTATATTCTCTTTTAATCGTAGAGATTTTTCCTATTTTACCCATAATGTAGTTTAATTAAATAAGTTATTGGTTTATTTTATTTGTAGAGTGATCCAATTGAATGGGTAGAAACTTAATTCATCACTCTGTGTTTCTGAGAAGAATGTCCCCTCTGAGGAGGGACAGGGATGTGAGGGGACACTTCTCTGAAAAAGACCTACTCTAGTGCACTATGTGCGGTAGGCATATATATAATTTAGAATTGTGGAATTTCTTCAATTAACACAGTTCTAGATAAATCCTCAATGAATACATCGCAACGATCCTTCATCCAGATTTCGTACCCTGGGAATTTATTAGCAGAGCTCATACCTTGAGACT